ACAAGGTGATGGTGGATTTAGAACAATGAATTTTGGACAAGGTGATATGGGTTCAATTGTAGGTAAAAGTGCAATTGCTGAAAAAATGGGTTATGGTGATTTAGCTAAAGGACCTTCTCCAACTGGATTGGGTGTAAATACTGGAGTACCTGAATTAGATAAAGCATTGAATAGAGATTATTCAGAACTTGTTAAAAGGTTTAAAAAGAAATAATGGCAATAATATTAGGAAATAAATTAGTAAAGGATACAAAGACATATAATGATTATGCCATTGGTATCTCTTTGCCAATTCAAATCGGTAATACAGCTTTTAATCAAACATTTACAACAAAAGAACAACTTCGCTCAAATATAAAAAATTTACTACAAACAAAAAGAGGAGAACGATTGATGCAACCTGAATTTGGCAGTGGTCTTGATGAAATATTATTTGAACAAATTGATGATGATACTAAAATTCAAATAGAAGATACAATAACATCCACTATTGATAAATGGTTACCATATGTTGATATAGAGGAAATAATTGTAGATATAAATGACAGACTTAAAGATAGCAATACAGTAAATATATCTTTATCGTTTACATCTAATGGAAATCCTCAATTAGATACTGTAACTTTTAATGTTGGTGCATAATAAAATTAAAAATGGCAATACAAACTACAAATAAAATATTTAAAAACAAAGGCAAAGATATAAAATATCTTAATAAAGATTTTGTAGGATTTCGCAATGGCTTAATAGAATTTGCTAAAACATATTTCCCAAAAACTTATTCTGATTTTAATGAAACATCTCCTGGTATGATGTTTATTGAAATGGCATCATATATTGGTGATGTTCTTTCTTATTACATAGATGATACTATGAAAGAATCTATGATGGTATATGCTGAGGATATAAATAACGTATTGGCATTATCTCAATATCTTGGATATAAACCAAAAGTAACAAGCCCAGCAATAGCAACTCTTTCTGTTTACCAACTTGTACCAGCAATTGGTAGTGGTGTTAATAATAAACCCGATGAAAAATTTTATTTAAGAATAAAAGAGGGAATGCAAATTAGACCAAATATAGAAAACGTAACATTTAGAACAACAGATATTGTTGATTTTTCAGATAGCACGGATAGGGAAGTTATGGTTTATCAAAATGATGGAATTACTGGAGAACCTACTTTGTATTTGGTTAAAAAGTTTGTACAAGTAATATCAGCAACTCAAATAGAACAAACTTTTACATTTGGAAGTTATACAGACTTTCAAAAGATAGATTTACAAGAAACAAATGTAATACAAATTGTTGATGTCAGGGATTCAAATGGTAATAAGTGGTATGAAGTTCCATATTTAGCACAAGAAATGGTTTTTATTGACCATCCTAATACAGAAGCTAATGATCCTGATTTGTATCAATTTAAATCAACTGTACCATACATTCTTAAAACAATAAAATCTCCAAAAAGATTTGTAACAAAAATAAATGAAGATAGTAGTACAACTATTCAATTTGGAGCTGGTGACCCATCTGCATCTGATGAGCAATTAATACCAAATCTTAAAAATGTAGGATTAGGATTACCTAATTCTATTAGTAGATTAGAAGAATCATTTGACCCTACTAATTTCTTAAAAACAAAAACATATGGTACTTCACCAGCAAATACATCCATAACTGTAAAATATTTAATAGGCGGTGGTATTGAATCAAATGTACAAACTGGAACATTAATAAGAATCGATTCAATAGAATTTGATAACGATATAGCAGTTTTAAATGCAGCAGATAGAGCAATATATAATTCAATTTTAACATCTGTTGCAGTTGATAACGAAGTACCTGCAGTTGGTGGTCGTGGTGGTGAAACAATAGAAGAAATAAGACAAAACTCTTTAGCAAACTTTGGTTCACAAAATAGAGCAGTAACGGCTAAAGATTATCAAGTTAGAGTTTTATCAATGCCATCTAAGTATGGTGGTATAGCTAAAGCTTACGCAACGGCCGATGGTACATTGGATAATAATTCACCATCATCTATATTAGCATCACCAAATCATTTGCAAGAATTTACTGAATTGGTTATGGGTTTTATAAACAAACCAGATACAGAAGAACCAAATCAACAAACTGTACAAACTGAAATAAGAAATTTTTTAGTTGGTAAAACTTCAAACGATAATGAAAAAAATAATCCATTTGCAATTAATTTATATTTGTTAGGATATGATATAAATGGTAATCTAACAAATATTAACAGAGCAGTAAAGGAAAATCTTAAAACTTATTTAAATGAATATAAGATTCTTACTGATGGTGTTAATATAAGCGATGGGTATATAATTAATATTGGACTGGATTTTGAAATATCAACTTATAAAAATTATAATAAGAGTGAAGTACTTACAAATTGTATAACTGAATTGAAAAAATACTTCTCTGTTGATAACTGGTCATTCAATCAAACTATTAATTTAAGTGAAGTTGAATTACTAATATCAAATGTGGAAGGTGTGTCTTCTGTTCCTATGTTTGAAATAACAAACAAATGTGGAGGACAGTATGCAAATAATTCATATAATATAACAGCGGCAACTAAAGGTAAGATAGTATATCCATCTTTAGACCCTTCGGTTTTTGAAATTAAATTTCCGGATTCGGATATAAGAGGGAGGGTAAAATAATATGTATCAATTTATAACAGCATCAAAAGATGCATCGGTGTATTTACAACAACCAAATCAAAATACTGGTTTAGACCAAGTATTGGAAGTTAGTAAGGTTTACTATGGTAGTGTAAAAGATGTATCAAGAGCTTTGATACAATTTGATATTTCATATCTTTCTAAATCAATTGTAGATGGTAACACCGAATTGAGTAATGCTACTTTGGTAATGAAAGAAACTAGAAGTGAGGAAATACCATTACAATATACAATATACGCATACCCAATATCACAAAGTTGGGAAATGGGAATTGGAACTAGATTTGATGAGTTATCAACGGCTGGTGTAACTTGGAAATATAGAGAAGGTGATACTAAAGTAAATTGGTTAGGCGATACTACAACAAATGGTATTTTACCTAATTTCGCTCCAAACTCAACTGGTTCTTATTTAGGATATGGTGGAATTTGGTATTCCAACTATTCATCAAGCCAAAATTTTTCATATAGTAAAGCTGATATATCTATGGATGTAAGCGGCCTTTTAAGAGCTTGGGTTTCTGGTTCAATTAAAAATGATGGTATTCTTTTAAAGTTATCAGCTGAATTTGAAAATAATACAAAAGAATATGGTATTGTAAGATTGTTTTCAAAAGAAACACATACAATATATCAACCAAAAATAAGATTAGGCTGGGATGACCAATCTTTTGTAACTGGTTCGTTACCTAAATTAATTGCAGATGATATTAAAGTAGGAGTATCTAATTTTAAAAAACAATATGCGGTGGGTTCTAAACCAAAAATTAAAATATTTGGTAGAGAATTATATCCTCTTAAAACTTTTACAAAAGAATTTGATTATACTACTATAAAATATTTACCACAAACAACTTATTACCAAATTAGAGATTTCAATTCGGACGATATAATAGTACCATTTTCAGAATATTCAAAAGTTAGTTGTGATGCAACTGGTAACTATATTATATTGGATTTGATGAATTGGGAAGTTGATAGAGTTTACAAACTTGAATTTAAAATAGATGTAGATGGTTCAGTTCAATATTTTGATGATGATATAACATTTAGTGTAGTAAGTTAATATATGATAAAAACAGGATTACAAAACGAGGAATTAATTGGTAAACTTTTGATAAGTGGTTCTTCTGGAATCAAATCAAAAGGCAATAATGGTATTAATTTATTTGAACAAGTTGATGTAAAAGATGGTGTCACTTCGGCAAAGTTAGTGAAACCAAAATACGATAATGAAGAATTATTAAAATCAATAGATACTACAATAATAGAATTAATACCAGTAAAATTACCAGATTTACCTGATACTGTACTTCGTTCTGTTTATAATGTAGTAACTCAATCTGTTATAGATTTAACAAACGAAATACAAGTATTAAATGTTGAGATTTTAGATTTAAGTGGTAAAGTTAAACAATTAGAGATTGTATCACAAAGTTTAAGAGTTGATGTTGATAATCAATCTTTATTGGCAGCAGCTTCTCAAAATCAAACAACAACAACTACTTCTAAAGTACAAAGTACAATTGTAGAATTACAAAACGCAATTCAAAAAGCAACTTCGGAAGCAATTCAACGAGTTTCTTTATTCGCTAGAAATCAATCTTTAAAAGAACAAAATGATTTATTGAGAGAAGAACTTTTTGGTAAAAAATCTAAAATAGAAGCTGGTGCAATTTCAAGTGGAGATTTAGCAACCATTAAATTTGAAAAATCACCATTGACTGATAATAAAATTGGTGATAAGACATATTTTATTGGATTGGATAATGACCATGGTACTTTTAAAGATGGCGGTTATAAAGGAGCAGCAAGTAAGTTTATAGAGATATTTGCAGTAGCATCCGATATTACTGTTGAAATAACAGATAGTACTGGGGTATTTGATTGGACTCCTTCTAATAAAGCAACAATTGCAAAAGGAAAAACACAAAAGTTTGATATTAAACCATCTGTTAAGTTGAATACAAAAATGGATGGTGGGTGGAGAACTTGGATTGGTACAATTGCACAAAAATACAATGAGTATGAAACTACTCTTAAGATTGTAATTAAATCAGCAGGAAAAGCAGATGAAACTAAAGAGTTTTTGTGTAGAGTAAGTAATTATAGATTATAACAAATATGGCTATACGATTTTTTAAAGAAGTAGTTGATTCGAAGGGTTATCGAATAGATTCAAAAGATAGAGAAATCTTTGAAAGAGAAGACCTTCAGTCTTTTTTTGGACTGAGTGATTCCGATGCTATTGAATTTGTATTGTATGATGCTAACGATAACCAACTACCACAATCGAATTATGGTATGGCTAGATATATCCCACTTACTACTCAAAATATAGGTGATTATTTTTTAATAGCCGAAGGAACTTTATTTCAAGCTTTTTATTTTCCAAATGAATACTTTATAGATATTGAAAGATTGATTAAAGAAGCAGGATATGATAATGGTATATTTAAAACACAAATAACTCTTATAAATAAAAGAGTGGGTAGCGATTCAAAATATGATAAACTATGGATATCGGAAATATCACCATCAAGAACGGAAGTTAGATTACTACCTTTAAAAAGAAAAGAAACGGCAAATACAGAATTATTTGAAAGATATGGTATATTTTTAAATGATGGTGAGTTTAGAGAAGATACTATTGCATATGCTATAAATTTTATAGAAAAAATAAACCCATCTACAATATCATCTTTTATAAAATCAAAATATGGTTCTGAGTGGTTTGATAAAATGAGAGCAGAATTTAAAATCAAAGCATTTGAATCATTTGTAACAGATATTCATAATAAGTTTATGCAATCTGCGGCATATGAATTTACAAATAGAATATCAGATTTACGTGATTTAAATTACGGAAAACCAAAACAAGTTAAACCTAAATTAGAATTATCTAAAAGTAAAATAAAAGATATGTGCTTTAATTTAATTATAAGAGCAATTGATTTTTATTTACTTACTCCTGATATTGTTGGTAATGTTTCATCTGATATAACAACAGATGAAAGTAAAGATATAGTTGGACAAGTATTACAAAGAACAAAATCAGATACTCAAATAGATACCACAAATCCTGAAATAATAAAAGCTCAAAGAGTTAAAGTAAATCAAAAAGATGCTGATATTAAATTGGCTATTGAAATTAAAAAAGAAGACCCACCAATAGCACCACCAAACGTAGAACCAACACCACCACCAATTTATAAAAAACCAATCGATGTTGATTATTTAGGTACACCGGTTTATAGTGGCGGAGGAAGTAGAGGCGGAGGCGGCGGAGGAGGTAGCTCCGATTACTTCGAAAGAGGCGGTGGTTATGGTAGAGAGCAAGTTTTTGAAAGAGATATGAATCAAAGAGAAAATTTACAATAATATGAGGGCATTAGATGATATGGCTTTTGATGGTGGTATAGTAGGTGCCGTTGACAACATTAACAATGGATTCAATGGAATTGAATTCGGTGGAAATGGTATGGGGCTTGTAGTACCATCTCCTGGCGGTGGTGGTGGCGGTAGTAGTGCTACATTCCCACCAATAATACCTGGTTCATCTGGTACGATAAACGCTGATTTATCTAATTTATTATATATAACATCTAATGAAGCTGGTGCTAGTATTTTTATAAATGGTGAAAATACTTACAAAGTAACACCACAAAAAATAACAAACTTTTTAAGTGATACAATACTTCAGCAAAATGGTGCAAAGAGAATAACATTACAAAAAGAAGGATTTGAATCAAATGAAGAATATGTAATTAATGTAATAAACAACAATGAATATAAACCTGTTTATAGTTCTTTAAATTTTGATACAAGCGCATTCTCATCCATGTTTATGGGTGGTATGTCAGGTAATATGAATCAAACCAATTACAATGGTTTAATTGATTTTTCATCAAATCAAATTGTATATGGTAATGTTAATCCTTATAAATTTAGAGTAGCTAAATATGAAAACGGAGTAGCTCAGACATTTGATTATGATGAATTTGATGAAATAAAAAACATTCAGTTCACTTTAAATAAAAAAGTAGTAACACCAGACCCAACCCCACAACAATTTAAAATAACAGTTACTTCCGATTCTGATAATAGAGTTATTTTTATAAAAAATCAATCGGAAAAAATAACTTTAAATGGGGGATTAAATACAATAACAGGTGTATTAGATGATGTATTTACAATATCAACAGCAGATGCAAGTCAATATAGAATTGTAAAAATTGATACATCTGCATCAAATAAAGTAAGTCAAACTTTAGAAGCAAATAGTTCAGACCCAACAAATTTAGAAACGTTATCGGCTAAAATACAATTGGATTCTGATTACAATATTATAATATTAACAGATATTGTAAAAGTAACATTTAAAGAAGTACCTACAATTTCTCTAAATAACGCAGAGATTGATAGAATATATAATATAAATACCAAAGCAGATGTTCCAATTGGAATTACTTATTCTGGTAATTTAGAAAAAGTAACTGCATATGTAAACAATCAAAAATTTGAATTTAACGATTTCGCACCTGAACCTAAGATAACATTGCGAAGAAGGGCAAATCAAGCATCTGGTATAATCATACCAGCTGCATCTTTTTCTAAAATTGGAATTTATAAAATAATATTAGTACCATCTAATAGTGAAGGTGATGGTGATTCTATCAATTTAAACTATAATGTAGTTGATGATGTTTACGTTGGTGTTCCTGATTTAACAAATATAAAATATCCATCTGAATTAAGAGGACCTGATTATGTTGGTACTAACGTAGATTTTAGAATATCTTGGGAATCTGTAAATACTGATTATGTAAGAATATATAGTGGAACTGGATATTACCAAGTAGCTCCATTGGGTGAGCATAGTTTAAATGTAAAAAACGTATTAGAATTAGGTAATAATAAATATTCCGAAAACGAAGGAATTATTTCTTTTCAATTAAAATTAGTTCCTTACAATATAAGTGGTAAAGAGGCTGTTGTAGGTAAGGAGGAAATAATTACTATAAAGTTTAATAAAGGAAAACTTACAATTCCAAGAGTAGTTGCTCTTAATAGATTGGCTGAAGCTTTTAGAAATCAAATAGATTCGATAGAAGTAGAAGATGATTCATCTAAGTATCTTACACATCTTTTACATTTTGGTGGAGGTGATAATAAAGTAATAACAACTTGGACAGGTAGTGAAGGTTCTATTGTAGCAAAATTATACGAACCAGTACCCACATCAGTACAAGCAAATCAATTAGTTTGGATTTCTAAATTACAATCAAGTCCAATAGTAGAGGTTTCAACTTTAGTTGGCCAATTGAATGATTATTGTACGCCATTAAAAGGACCTAATTTTTCTATTGAAAGTGAAAATGGGTTAGGGTACAGAGTATTTGAAGATTTGGTTTCAAACAACACAGAAACTTCAGCAAATTTAATAAAAAAATATACAGAAAAGATTGGTATCGATACTACTAACATAAATATACAATATGTTAGTGGTTCTGAATATATGTTTTCTAACTTTGTAAACTTTAGTTCAGCTGAAGAAAAAGTTAATAACTTTTTATACAAAGTAGAATTAATAGAAAATTACCAAAATACATATGATAATTTAATACTAAATTCAGCATCAAGTTCATACGCAGTATCAACAGATACAATTAGAACATTGGATTATATAAATTCAGTTAAAAATGGATTTGATGGGTTTGAACATTTTTTATATAATGATGCATCTGATTTGGCATATCCAAAAGTAGGAGGTGTACCTCTTGCATCTAATAATAATTTAGTAACTGCTTGGTATAATGCAATTGTAGCAGATGCTGGTACATACGATAAAGAAAATCCAAACTATTTAGCAAATAACTTACCTGAGTATCTTAGAGATGATTCTGAGAATGATGATTTCATAACATTTTTGGATATGATAGGTCATCATTTTGATTCTATATGGATGTATATAAATGGATTAAAACAAAATAAACGTCTTGAACATAAATCCGATAATGGTATATTGAATCAAATGATTTACCATATGCTTGAATCAATGGGATGGCAGGGTAAGAGAGCATTTGATTCTCAATTTTTGTGGGAATATGCATTTGGTACTAATAAAGATGGTACTCAAAAATATGAAATGAGTTTATCTGATGCAAACGATGAAGTTTGGAGAAGAATTTTAAATAACTTACCATATCTATTGAAGCATAAAGGAACTGGTAGAGCTATGAAAGCTATTATGGCTTGTTATGGTGTACCTCAATCTATGTTGACCATAATGGAATTTGGTGGACCTCAAGACCCAACAACAGATGCAGTTACACAATTTACATTTGATGATAGAACTGCTGCAATTTTATTGGATGAAAATTCAAGTATTAAAATACCTTGGCATTCAACACCATCAACTTTAGAAAATCCAAATTGTATAGAATTTAGAATTAAACCAACGGAAGTAGCATCAACTTCAACTTTGATTTCTGGAAGTGGTTTCAAACTTAATTTAGTACAAACAACTGGTTCATTTGGTAAATTAGAATTAAACTTTGGAGGAGATTCATCTACAAGTACATATTTTGCAGAACCATTCTTAAGTGGTTCACCAGCGGTATATACAACGTATGTAACAAGTTCAATTACATATGTATATGGTCCTGATTTGGCAAGTGGAAGTGCCGATTTCCCAATATCAACTGAATATTACTCAAATGTGGCTATTAATAGACATGATTATTCTGGTAATATAATGTATGAAGTTTGGTTAGGTACATCCGATGGAAATAGAATGATAACTTCGGTTAGTATGTCTATATTTGCACCTGATACGGAATGGGGTAGTGGTTCTTTCTTATTAGCAGGTGGTGAGGGGTATGTTGGTAATATGGATGAATTCCGTTTATGGAACGTACCATTACAAAGAAGTAAATTCGATAACCACACATTATTCCCAGACGCAATTAATGGTAACTCATATACAGCATCTACATCTGATTTGTTATTCCGTTTAGATTTTGAATATCCAAAAGATAGAACAAATGATAATAATATTAAGAACGTTTCAATAAATACAGAGTATGGTGAACAATATGCATATGCACAAAATTTCTATTCGGCATCAGCATACCCATATCAATATACTCCATATGATAGAACTGTAACTGCAAATGTTCCATCTTTAGGATTTTCATATGGTAACAAAATTCGTTTTGAATCAGCATCGTTAGTAGGTGATTTATCATATAAAGCAAGAGCAACTAAAAAAGCATTTGATAGAGCTCCAATAGATTCAAATCGTTTAGGATTATTCTTCTCTCCAATTAAAGAGTTGAATATGGATATCTTAAAAGCTTTCGGTGATTTTAATATTGATAATTACATTGGTGATTATGGTGATGAATATAAAGATGAGTATAAAGAACTTGGTGATTTAAGACATTACTATTTTGAAAGACTTGATAGAAACATAAATGAATATATACAATTAGTAAGATGTATAGATAAATCATTGTTTGATGTACTTGCTGATATGGCACCCGCTAGAGCAAAAGTTTCTAAAGGTCTATTAATAGAACCTCACTATTTGGAAAGAAGTAAAACTAGATGGAATCCTATACAATCTGAAAGAAACGATTATGAAACATTTATAAACATAGATGATAATAATACCATTGAATCATCATATGAAAGTAAAGAAGCTTTTGTAGATGCAACCGATGTTGTTAAATTATCATATGATTGGAATAATTTTGAAGCATCTTTAAATATAGAAAATGGTACTGTATTGGAAGGATTTACTCCTTTCTACGATACATTAATACAATACTCAAGTAATATAGAAGCAAATGCTCCTATGTATAATATTGAACTTACGATTCCAAATGGTGAAAGTTTAGTTGGTGAGGTTGATTCATTTAAACTACAACAAATTGGAATGGATAAAAATTCTTTATCTAATTTAGGATATGGATTATTTGCAATCGGTGGTGAATCTAAAATAACAAAATATGATGAAATTTTTGGAAACACAACATCAAGCATACAAAATGTATTTTTAACTAAAAACCAATTAGTTAAGAAAGTTAGTACGCAAATATCTGGATGGCCAACAAATGGTGCAAATCCGGGTGACCAGGTTAGATATGCAGATATTCCTGTTACTAGTTTTGAATATAAAGTATCAATTGTTCCTATGGGGGATAGTGTTACTACTGGTGGTAATATTGTGGCGGTTTCTAAACTAAATGGATACTTCCCAACTCACTATATATTCAAAAATAATTTAGCTGAAGGTCTCAAACGTTCTTTTTGGCAAGGTTCAATACAAACAACAGCAACAACTCCAGATGGATTGGACCCAGTTGAAACATTTACAACTAATCCTAACATTCTTAGAGTGGCTAAGACTGGTAGAGGCTCAGGCGAACCGATTCTTGAAGTTGATTAGATTGAAAATATTAATTAGTTATATTTATTTTAAGAAATAGAATAAAACAATATCAAATGGCATATTTAGATAACACAGAAATTACTGTAGATGCAGTTCTTACCAAAAAAGGAAGACAAAAATTAGCATCGGGTCAATCTCTTAACATTACAAAGTTCGCTTTAGGTGATGATGAGATTGATTATACATTATATGAGCCTGCACACCCAAAGGGTTCGGCTTATTATGATTCGGCAATCAGAGCAATTCCTATTACGGAAGCATCTCCTGATGAAACGCAAGTACTAAGATATAAATTAGTAACTTTACCAAAAGGTACAACTAAGATACCTGTTGTTGCTTTGGGCATCGGAGCAATTGGTGTTTACCAAAGTGAAGGTGGTGTTGGTATGACTCCAACTACATCTCCTGCTGGAAACTCAAACGCTGGATATACTGTTGTATTAGCAGACCAAAGAGCTGGTACATTGACAGTAACAAAAGGAGCAACTGCTACTGGTAGTGTTCCTGTATTCTTAGGAGAAGAAATAACAACAACTGCACAAGTTGTAAGTGGATTAGAATTTAGATTCACACCAAATCCAAACTTAACGGGAGATGTTAAAACAACTATCACTGTATATGGTAACGAAACTGGTGGTTCTCAAACTATTCCTGTAACAGTAACATATAAAGCATAAAAAAGGATAAGAAATGGCATTAATTAACGACCCAAATATAACATCCCAGATATCAGCATTAGCTAACTCTGGACAAGTTGATACAAACCAAATAGTATCTCTTTTAAACTCTGTATTACCAACAGGCCAACAAATTTCTACAAACACTGGTGGTGTAACTACTGGGGTGTATAAAAGATTTGGTGATTTTGATAAGGTTAATGCAAAAGTAGAAGTGGTAACAACCGGTTTATGGAGTGGAGATAGCGGTTCATTGACTTCTTTCTATACATCTTCAACGCAAGATTCTGCAAATAGCGGACAATATTATTTAAATGTATTTGTATCAAACCCACAAACCGATTCGGCAGCTGATGTTCAATTCGCTGTAGCGTATGGTAACTATAATGGATATGGTTCTATGACATTGGATTTGAATGATAATTCACTATTGGCAACAAAAGGAACTTACGCTCAATATAAATCAATGTTGTTAGACCCAACAGATAATAAATTCTCATTTGATAATTCAACTGGAACAACAACTGATTCCGATTCAATTTACGCAATCAACATAGCTAGAGCTCGTTATAGAGAATCTATGGATGCTGGTAACTGGCAATTGAGACTTAAAGGTAGCAATGGTACTTTTAATTTCATCGATGATAGTGGTAAAAAGTTTGGAGATAACTTAGGTAAATCTGGTAGAGTATTTAATGTGGTAAGTGGAGCATTAAATTTAGGTACTCAATTAGATGCATCTGTTGAAAATACAACAAACCCAACAAATGGTCTTGGATATGGTAAATTCTACCCAGATAGAGGTATAATTATTTTAAATCCAATAGCAATTGGACAATTGGTTGGTAACGTTACTGTTAATGGTGTTGCAGTTAATTTAAGTGGTAGTATATCAACTGCAGCTGAACAATATAATCATAAAAGATTAATATCTGCTGTAAGTGGTGCTGGTGATTTTGAAGCAAGAAGAACTGAAAACGTATCAACGCAACATTTCTTTGTAAGAGCAACAAATAGAGAATTTAACTATTCTAACAACCCTACTTATGTGGATACAAGTGGATACTTTGCAGAATCTACATTTGAAACTGACCCACAAACTTATATAACAACTGTTGGTCTATTAAACGATTCAAACGAATTAATCGCAGTAGCTAAAACATCACAACCAATAAACAAATCATTTGATAAGGAAGTTCTTATAAAAGTTAAACTATCGTTTTAATAAATTTTTAAAACTCTTAATCAAATATGGCTTCTATAAAATTAAAAGATTACTTAGAATCACTGACTTCAAAGGGTAGTATTTCGAATAACGATTTACTACCTTTACTTGATTCTGATAGTAGCAATGCGTTAAAAAAAATAACCAAAGGAAATTTAACTAATTTAGAATCTATAACTGGTTGGAGTACATTTAGTTCTTCGGTAGCAAATTCATCCAATACAACATCACAAGATACAATTGGTTTAGGGAGCTATACAGCATCTCTTAAAGGTGCAATTGAAGTAAGTGGGCAAAATGTTAATGTGTTGGGTATGATAACCGCACAGCAGTTTAATGTTACATATGTATCATCTTCTGTTCAATTTAAAAGTGGTTCAACTGAATTCGGAGATTCAATAGATGATACTCACACTATTACAGGTACTATTATATTAAATGGTAGTGTACTTGAATTATCTCAATTAAATAATTTTAGTAGTTCTATTAGAAATGAGATTAATGGTATTGAAGCATATACTTCATCGTTAAAATCAAAACTAATTGTATCGTCATCAACACAAATACAAAATTATGATGTATTTGCATTGAATTCAAACTTATATACAGCAACTGGTTCTTTATTTGGTATTACAAATGGTTTAATGGCTTGGACTGCATCGTTAGATAATACCTTTGCAACCGATGCACAATTACTACCAATATTACAAGCTACTCGCTCATTGGAATTACTTAGTGGGTCAATGATAGGTATCACAAATGGTTTAATGGCTTATACGGCATCTAACGAAACTTGGAGAAATGGTATAAGAGCTGAAATCAATGGTATCGAAGCATGGACAGCTAGTATAGATTCAATATACGCATCTGATGCACAGTTACTACCAATATTACAAGCTACTCGTTCTTTAGAAATATTGAGTGGTTCTATGATTGGTATTACAAACGGACTGATGGCTTATACAGCATCCAATCAAACTTGGAGAAGTGGTATAAGAGCTGAAATTGATGGTATTGAAGCATGGACAGCTAGTATAGATTCAATATATGCATCGGATTCACAATTATTACCATTATACCAAGCAACGGCATCTTTAAATACATTTAGTGGTTCTTTAATTGGAATCACAAATGGTTTGATGGCATTTACGGCATCTTTAGATAACACATATGCAACAGATGCACAATTATTACAATTATATCAAGCTACTCGTTCTTTAGAAATACTTAGTAGTTCTTTAATAGGAATAACAAATGGTTTAATGGCATTTACTGCTGGATTGGATAGTACATACGCAACTGATGCACAATTACTCCCAATATTACAGGCAACAGCATCTATAAACTTAACTACTGGTTCGTTGATTGGTATAACAAATGGTTTGATGGCGTTTACTGCGGCTTTAGATTCAACATACGCAACTGATACACAATTACTTCCAATATTACAGGCAACCGCATCTTTAAATACATTTAGTGGTTCTTTAATTGGTATTACAAACGGATTGATGGCATTTACTGCAGCTTTAGATAGTACATATGCAACTGATGCACAATTACTCCCAATATTACAGGCAACGGCATCTTTAAATACATTTAGTGGTTCTTTGTTAAATGAGATAGCTGGTATTGAAGCATACACCGCATCATTAAAAGGAGCAGCAATCGTATCATCTTCACAACAGGTACAAAACTACTTCACATTCGCTAAGACGGGTTCGGCAAATACATTCTATGGTACACAAACTATTACTGGTTCATTAAATGTTGGGGTTGGTACATCCGATAATACTGCTGGTGATTTATTAGTAGATACGGCTAACAAAACTGTATATGTTGGTAGACAAAGTTCAACAAGTGGTGATAATACAATCTTCGCAGTTAGAAATAGATTAAACACCGTAAACGCATTTTATGTTGATCCGGGTGGAGTAGGTGCAGTACAGGTTACTGGTAGTTTGGAAGTAACTAGAGGAGTTAAATTAGGAACTGCAACGGGTAATGTTGAAGTAGTTGGTAACTTAGTGATGAGTACGGCTGGTAATGGTATAGACTTCTCGGCAACAGCAAATAGTGCTGGTACGATGGGGTCTGAATTATTAAATGATTATGAGGAAGGAACTTGGACACCATCAAATACTAATACATCAACAGCAACTGGTGTTTATACAAAAATAGGTAGACTTGTTACTGTTCAAGCTAAAGTAATTTGGAATGGAGCTGGGACTATATCATTAAACGGACTACCATTTACAACATCAGCAACTGTTTATGCGGGTTCTATGATTTACAGTAATCTTGATTTACCAGCCGGTACTGTTGAAGTTGTTGTAGTTAATGATATTTCAAGTACCTATATTACTGGTTACACACTTTATGATGATTCATCGGCAGTGGCTAATCCCGTAACTAAAAATGGTACAGAAGTGTATATTACATTACAATATAATGTTTAATAATATAAATTAATAAAAAATGGCATTAATAGAAAGACAATTAGTAGATTTAGTAGAACTTGTACAAACAAATCACATTCAAGTTCGTACTGCAAACATCATTGAAAGAGATGGTGTAGAAGTGACAAGAACATTTCATAGACACGTA